CCTGACGAAGTGAGGCCATCAAAGAGGAGGTAGCGGAACACCACCTGCAGCTCCTCAGCAATCTGCAGCGCAGGCAAGGGGCCGGCGCGTTCGCGGGCTTCCAGTATCTGGCGCCAGAGGGGGGTGTCGCTCATTGGTGGTAGTGCGTGACTGAATTGAATGCCACCACACCCACCCCCTTACTGCCGCTTTGGCTCCAGCCTTTCACCCAACGGCAGACCGCGACGGGTCCAATCGTCTGCGCAGATCAGTGGTTCCCCGCCGGGTGGCACGGGGCTGGCCTGGGCATCCTGGAGGGGGTGTTATGGCGTGGTGGCTCCGCAAGCATACCCCTAAGGGTGCAGAACCGCAACGCATCGGCTACAGTGCCGAGGAACCCGCCACCGCGCACCGCCTGACCATGGCCGATGAGACCAAGCAGATCAACCTAAGGCTGCCCCCGCGCCTGCTGCGCCACGTCGACGCCCAGCGGGACCACTACGGCATGAGCCGGCCGTCCTACCTCAAACAGCTGATCATCGACGACATCCGCCGCCAAGGTCCCGCCGGCCGCACCGCGCTGGCACCGCGCACCACCCCCGCGCCGACCCCGACGGTCTGATGCCATCCACTCTGGAGGCAGCCTCCGGCAGGTGGCCGGAGCTGTTGTGTGCGCTGGGAGGGATCAGCGCCGAAGACCTCTGCGACCGCGAGGGGCCCTGCCCGTCGTGCTTCGTGCTGACGGGCGACGCCGGCAACACCCGCTTCAAGTGGGACGACGACACCGGATCTGGTGGCTGGTTCTGCTCCCACTGCGGCGGCAAGGACCGCCAAGGCGGCGGCGGCACCGGCGTCGATCTCCTGATGCGCCTGCGGGGCTGGGACCTCACCCAGGCCCTGCGCCACGTCGACGGGTATCTCGGTGGGGATCGCACCGCGGCGCCGGCCATCGCCACGCCCCCCGCCAAGCCGAAGAAACCGAAACGCCCGGCCAGGATCCCGGACACGCCGCCGGTGGGTACACCACCGCCGGAGCTGGGCAGGGCGGTCGCGCAGTGGCCCTATGGGCCGGACCCGGAGAACCCCTGGTTCTGGATTCAACGGATCCCGATGGAATCCAAGGAACCCGGCGGGAAACCCGAGAAACGCTTCGTCCACCGCACCTGGATCGACGGCCGCTGGCACTTCCCCTCTCGCCGGGATCCGTTCACATCCGAGTGGCCCGCGCCCCGGCCGCTGTTCAACCTGCCGGAGCTCCTCGCCAGGCCGGACGCGCCGGTGCTGGTGGTCGAGGGGGAGAAATCGGCCGACGCTGCCCCCCGCCTGGCCCCTGGCCATGTCATCGTCTCCGGCTGCGGCGGTACCGGGGGGATCAACGCCGTGGACTGGACCCCCCTGGCGGGTCGGGAAATCCTGCTCTGGCCTGACAACGACGCCGCCGGGCGGCAGTTCATGGCGAAGCTCGGCCTCAGGCTGCAGCAGCTCGGCGCCACGGTGAGCGTGATCATCCCGCCGGCCTCGCTGGGGCTGCCGCCGAAGTGGGACGCGGCCGATGCGGCGCAGCAGTGGGGGCCGCGAGAGTTCGATGCGCTCGTCAGGCAGCACTCTCGGCCACTCGATCCCCTGCCCGAGCCCACCCCGCCGCCCGAGCCCTCCGCAGAACCACCAGCCGAACCGCCAGCCCAGCCCAGCATCCCCGACCCGGCCGATTTCCCGTTCACCTTCCTGGGGTTCGAGGGGGATGCCTATTACTACCAGCCGCACGAAACAGGCCAGGTCCTGAGGTTCACCGGTAAAGGCCACACCAGCACCGCCCTGCTGCAGCTCGCCGGGGAGGTCTGGTGGGAATCGGTGCTCCCGGCGAAAACCGGGGTGAACTGGCAGGCGGCGTTCAGCATGTTGTTCCGCCGACAGGCTGCGGTCGGGGTTTTTGATCCGAGCCGGGTCCGGGGCCGCGGCGCCTGGCTGGACGACGGCCGCTGCGTCCTGCACCTGGGCGATCGGCTGATCATCGACGGGGAGCCGTTCGACGTTCGCCATCCCCCGCCGACGCGCTTCAACTACCAGCGGGCGGCGAGCATGGACATCGACACCGCGCTCAAGCCGCTCAGTGATCAGGAGGGCTCACAACTGATCCACGTGGCCGATCAGTTCCACTGGGAGGTTCCCGCCAGCGGGCTGCTCATCGCCGGGTGGCTCGCGCTGGCACCGATCTGCGGCGCGCTGTCCTGGCGGCCTCACGTCTGGCTGACCGCCGGGGCTGGCTCAGGTAAGTCCACCCTGCTCGATCGGTTCCTCGGGCCCCTGCTGGCGGAGCTGGCGATCTACCCGGAAGGCAACGCGACTGAGGCCGGGGTCCGCCAGACCCTGCGGGCCGACGCCAGGCCGGTGGTATTCGATGAGGCTGAGTCGAACGAGAAAGCAGACCAGCAGCGAATCCAGTCCGTTCTGTCGCTGGCCAGGGTGGCGAGCAGCAGCGGTCGCGGGGTGATCATCAAGGGCGGCGCCAGTGGCGAGGCCCAGCAGTTCAGAATCCGCTCGATGTTCATGCTCTGCAGCATCAGCACCGCCCTGAAGCACGGCGCCGACCAGTCCCGGTTCGCCCAGCTCACCATGCGCTCGCCCAACCACCTGCCCCGCGAGCGGCGGCAGGCCCACTGGCAGGCGCTGAGCGCTGATCTGGATCTGATCACGCCGGAGCTCGGCCAGCGGCTGCTGCTGCGGTCGGTGCGATCGATCGGGGTGATCCGCGAATCGGTCGCCGCGTTCCGCCGGGCGGCTGGTGAGCGGTTGGATTCCCAGCGGCAGGGGGATCAGTACGGGACCCTGCTGGCGGGGGCGTGGTCGCTGATGAACCAGCGGCCGGCGACCCATGCCGACGCGCTGGCGCTGATTGACGCGAACGATTGGCAGGCGTACCTGGATTCCTCAGAGCCGGATGAGAACCGGTGCCTGCAGCAGATCCTGCAGCACCAGGTCAGGGTCGAGACGGAGCGGCTGCAGCTCACGGGAACGAACGTGGTATCCAACGCGAAGGTGCTCACCCGCACCGTCTGGGAGCTCATCGAGGCGGTCCGCGCCGATGCTGAGGCCAGCGACGTACCTGCGGACGTGGCGGAGGCTCACCTAGGGCGGATCGGGCTGCGCGTGCAGGATGATCGCCTGCTGGTGTCGAACACCGCGCTGGGGCTGCAGCGGATCCTCGCTGAAACGCCCTGGGCGCATTCGTGGCCGACGGTGCTCGGGCGGATCCCCGGGGCGGAGAAGCCCGGGAAGGTGCGGTTCCGGGGGATGAGCGGGAACAGCCGGGCGGTGTCGCTGCCGTTGGTGGGGGTGGAGGGGTGATGGCATGAAAAAGCCCCTCGGGGGAGGGGCGGTGGGTTAGAGGATCCCGATGCAACAGGCTGGAATCGTTCCAACCCGCAAAGACACTTGGTTGATAACGAGATCGACCCGGTAGACGATCTCGTTATCGACGGTGACCACATGTTCGCCGGATTCCGTGCCACGCCAGCGGACATTGAGGCCATGGACCCTGGCCATGGTGAGATCGGTGCCCAGATGGGCGCAGACCGCTGCTTCAGCGGCGATCTGGGCGGTGATGCTTGTACGGGTCATGGCTGTCGGTGGTGGTGTGTGGCGAGGCTCCTTCGCCCCGGTCCCCATACTGTAGCGCGTAGCGTGACCATTGCCACCCCACCCCCGCGCCAGTTCACAGAACGTCACACCTCCGGTCTGGCGGCCCTCTGCCGGGCCCGGGTCTGCCGGACGCGCTCTGCCTTCGCCGCTCGCCCCTCTTCGGTCAGGCGCTCCCAGCAGCGGGAGCACAGGTCACCATGGCGCCCACGGTGGGGGCTGGGGCAGGCGGAGCAGATCAGGGGCTCCCAGGGGATGCCAGCCTTGCGCCGCTCGCGGAGGCGGCGCTGGCGGGTGGCGGGGGTGTCAGGCATGGCTACTGAGCGGTGGGGTGCTGCCGGGCTTACGGCGCCCGGCGGGCCGTTGTAGGTCAGGCGCGAAAGGCGCCGTCTTTGATCAGGCTTGACCAAAGCTTGCGAGCTTCGATGCGTCCCATCTGGAAGGTGCCGGTGATTTGCCACCGGTTAGTCCGGCCGTTGAGCGCCTTGCGCATGACGGTGACGCCGAACTGATTGGGCGCAAAGGCGAAGGTTTGGCAGTTGTCGAGGCAGAGGGTGTGGGTCATCGGTGGTAACGCGGTGGGTGACTCCCGGCGGCTCTCTCGCCCCCGGTTCCCAGACTGTAGCGCATAGCGTTAGAACTGGCAACCCTGCCAGCTGTCCCGCCCCGTCCCCCTACCGGGACGCTCACCGGGACGCTGTAACCCGTTCCAGCGCAGGGGATCTCGGGGATCCGTCCCGGTTGTCCCGCTGAATCGGCCGGATATGACAGCCGGGCGGGTGGCACACGGTTTCTGCGCAATCTCGCCAGCAGGGGTGTGCATCTCCATCGGGCACCCTCGGCGCGGCCTGCGCAACCGCCAGGGGCGATCGGGACGCCCTTCAGGCCCTGAACCGGGACGACCGGGACGCCCACCGGGACGCGAGAACCCTTCCAGCGACTGAGTTTGTCCCGATGTCCCGCCTGTCCCGCTTCCAGGGGGACACCCCTACATGCGTATGCGCGCGTGTGTGTACGCGTACGCGTACGCGCGTATGCGCGCGCGTGTGTGTATGTGTATCTATCTCTTTTTTAGTGGGACAACGGGACAAAGGCGCATCCGGGCCAGTGGTGGCAAGGGGTTTGCCCGTCCCGGTCGGTGTCCCGGTCAGGGGTTTTGGCGGGACAGAGCGGGACAGGTGCGCTGCCGCACCGGTCTGGTATGCTGTGGAGAGTCACACCGCTGAACCGCCATGAGCACACCGGAACCCACTGCCGAGGCGTGGATCCTGCACGCCAGCGCAACGAATGCCGCTGAGGCCATGCATCTGCTGGGTATTCGCGGAACCGGAACGCCAGGTAGCTGCGCACAAAACCATCCCGTGGTGTTCGCCGCCCTGATCCATGCTCAGGCCATCGACCGCCTGGCGGAGACCCTGCTGGAGGTCATGGAGGACACCCTCACGCCCCTGGACCGGATCGCTGGGGCGATGGAGGTGAACCGGGCCAGGGGTGAGGAGCCCCTTATCAAGGACAGGGAGGCGGAGGCCCGGCAGTTTGCAGAGGAGCAGCTTGAGGAGCTAACCCGGGGCACGGCTACCGATGAGCCGCCCACGGTCATGATCGAAAACGCCAGCGACCCCCTCCCGGTCCAGATCCTCCCGAATGGCATCCTGGTGCGCGGCACGCCAACGCCGGATCAGCTGGTCGAGATCCTGCGGCTGGCACCCCCGGCCACCACCACCCTCGACGAACCCGAAGCCGCCATGGAGATCCGGGAGGCCGCTGCGTTCGGCCTGTGCGCCCCCCAGGAGCCCCAGGAACCCCCCTCACCCACCCCTGGTGGCCATCCGCTTGATCAGGGGGGCTGGATCCGCAGCAGGGTGCCGACGGAGGGGGATGGGGATTCAGATGGGTATGTGAAGGTTGCGCCCGCACTGGGCCGTGGTTATCTCTGGTGCCACTGGTCCAGCATCACCCCAGGCCAACCATGGGCACCAGCCACCGTCAACCCTTCCCCCTACGACCTCCAACCCCTCCCCGCCCACATCGCCTACCCCACGAGCGACGGGTGGATCCACGATCGGGTGCCGGGCGAGAAGGATGGGGATAGGGATGGGAATGTGTGGGTTCCCATGAGCTTTATCCCCTGGTCCCACGTCGTTCCCGGGCAACCCTGGCGCTCCTGAGGCTGGCCGTTGCACACCACTACCCCATAGGTGGTAAGCTGTCGCCGTTGCCGCACCGTGAACCTTGGCAGGAGGTAGGCCCTCCAAACTGACGCCGGAGCTGGTGGCGCAGACTCGTGAGCTTGCTGCTCAGGGTTTGCCCATCGGTCTGGTCTGCCAGCAGCTGGGAGTCACGGTGGTCACAGCCTGGCGCTGGCGAAATGAATCATTCGAAGATGATGAGAGCGAAGAAAACAGCTTAAAGACTCAGTTTCGTAAAGCTATTGATGATAGCGGGGTGCAGCTTGCAAAACTTCAGATTGCAAATCTCCGCAATCAGGCCAAAGACGGCAACACTCAAGCCGCTACTTGGCTGCTGACGCATCACCCTGCAACTCGCGACCACTTCAGCGACGCCGCCGCCGAACGCAAGACCGAACGCCGCACTGTTGCCACCGTCCTGGAGGCTGTCGCCGCCACTGGGCTGACACCTGATCAGGAGCACACCCTGATGTTGCAGATGCAGGCCCGTGGGCTGGGTGCGGTGCAGGGGGAGGGGGAACAGTGACTGGATCCGCGATCGTCACCATCAACACAACTGCCAAGGCTGGTGCGCGTGCCGCGGTTGGCGAGCCGAGCGGACTTCACCTGCAGGCTGGCGACGTGATGCTCGGCGCCGCCGTGCTTCTCTTCCTGGCGGTGGCCCATCTGGCAGTCCGAGCCCTCTGGCTGGAGCGTCGGTGGTGACCGAACACGACCCCACTGGCCGCGATCAGCACGAACCCGGTGCAAAGCTCGATGCCGGCAAACCTCGCCCTGCTCTGGTGCTGGGTGGCTTCGTTCTCGCCCTCAGGGCTGTCACCGAGGTCGGCACGTTCGGCGCCGCGAAGTACAGCGAAAACGGTTGGCGATCAGTCCCCGATGGCACGCAGCGCTACACCGACGCCATGCTGCGCCACTGGCTGGCCGATCCTGGCGGCCTCTCGCCGGACCCCGATAGCGGCCTGGCCCATGCTGCTCACCTGGCCTGGAATGCCTTGGCGCGGTTGGAGTTGATGCTGGTGGCGCAGAAGAGGCACGAGCTGGAGCAGATGGTAGATGAGGTGCTGAGGCAGAGCAACGCGGAGAGTGCTGAGCGATTGAGGCGGGAGGCGGAGGCGGAGCAGCGGCGGGAAAAAGTGCGGCCGATCGAGGAGATCATTGCTCGGCGGCGTGCGGAGGCTGAGCGCAAGCTGTCAGCCAGTGAGCTGATGCCAGAGGTGTTGGGCAGGCCGCGCACCGACCGCGACCCCGCATGACGTTGGCCCTGCACCACGGCGACTGCCTGGAAGTGCTGCGCACCCTGGGGGATGCCAGCGTGAAGCCCCGTCTGTGACCCTCGCCGCTCCCTTCCCCTACTTCGGCGGCAAGCGTCGCGCCGCCCCGCGTATCTGGCAGGCGCTGGGCGATCCCGCCGGCTATGTCGAGCCGTTCGCCGGATCGGCTGCCGTGCTACTGGCTCGGCCACCATTCACCGGCCGACGGGTTGAGACCCTGAACGATGCTGACGGCTGGCTGGTCAATGCCTGGCGAGCGATCCAGCTCAGCCCTGATGCCGTGGCTGCCGCTGCCTGGGGGCCGGTGGCTGAGATCGACTACCACGCCCGGCTGGCCTGGCTGCAGCAGCGCCGCACGCCCGACCTAGTGGCCTGGCTGGAGGGCGACCCTGAGGCGCACGACGCCAAGGCCGCCGGGTGGTGGCTTTATGTGCTGGCCTGCGGCATCGGCGACCCGTTCGGGCCTGGCCCGTGGCGGGTGGTGGATGGCCACCTCCGCAAGCTGCCGCACCTCGGGAATGCAGGGATGGGCGTGAACCGTGGGCTGCCGCACCTCGGGGATGCAGGGATGGGCGTGAACCGTGAGCTGCCGCACCTCGGGGATGCAGGGAGGGGCCAGCTCAGGGCCTACATGCAGCAGCTTGCCGATCGTCTCCAGCGGGTGCGGATCACCTGCGGATCGTGGGAGCGGGTGGTAAAGCCATCGGTCACCCGCAGCGGCACCGGCGGTGATGGAACACGGGCGATCTTCCTGGACCCGCCCTATGCCACCTCCGGCGACCTCTACGCCGAATCATCCGAGGGCGTAGCCGAGGCGGTGCGGGACTGGTGCCAGACTGCTCCCCGCGATCTGCGCATCATCCTCTGCGGCTACGACACCGAACACGATGCCCTGCTGGCCCACGGGTGGAGCGTCACCGAGGGCAAGGCAGGCAGAGGGGCTGGCTACAGCACCAACGGCCTGAACGGTCGGCGGGAGCGGTTATGGCTGTCGCCATCCTGCGTCGGATCTGAGCAGCCCAGCCTCCTGGCCCTCCCATGACCCCCGCCGCCACCCTTCCCCGCCCCCGCACCCCCGCCGCACGGCTGGCGATGCTGGAGCTGGAGCGGAGGGAGGCTGGCCGGGCTGGCCCCGACGCCACGCCAGACAGCTTCGCGGACTTCATCCGCACCGTCTCCCCCACCTTCGAGTTTTACCGGCACGTCGACATCCTGGTGGACCGACTGCAGCAGGTGGCCGATGGCAAGATCCGCCGGCTGATGGTGTTCCTGCCGCCCCGCCACACGAAGTCCCTGCTGGCCTCCCGTCTGTTCCCGGCCTGGTTCTTGCGGCGGCATCCGGATCAGTGGGTGGGCTTGGCCAGCTACGGCGCCGAGCTGGCCGAGGGGTGCAGCAGGGAGGCCCGGTCCTACTTCCAGGCCCATGGTGGCGCCATGGATCCGGCCAGCCGGGCGGTGAACCGGTGGAACACCAGCGGCGGCGGCGGGATGTGGAGCGTCGGTGTCGGCGGCGCCGCGACCGGTCGGGGCTACAGCCTTGGAATCGTCGACGACCCCATCAAGGACGCCATGGAGGCCGACTCGCCGACCTACCGGCAGCGGGCCCGCGACTGGTGGGATTCGGTGTTCTCCACCAGGGCCGAGCCTGACGCGGCGCAGGTGGTGATCCAGACCCGCTGGCACCTCGATGACCTGAGCGGGTTCCTGCTGGAGACCGAGGGCACCACCGATCGCCCCGAGGGCTGGCACGTGGTTGACCTGCCGGCGATCGCCGGGGAAGAGCCGCTTGACCTGCCGCCGTCCTGCACGGTCGAGCCGGACTGGCGCCAGCCTGGCGAGCCGCTGTGCCCTGAGCGGTTCCCCCTCGATCGACTGGAGA